GAGGTGAAGGTAAGTTCGTTTTCGAGAACCATAAGGGCCTCGTTGGTGATCTTGCTAATTGTCAACAGATTGTTTGACATTTTGTTTCCTTTCAGTTGTTAGGTAGAAACTACTTAATCTTTCCGGCTCGTCTTGCTTCTTTCCATTGCTGATAAGTTCCGTAAAACTGACCATCAGTTCCTATCGGGTTATCTAGCGCACTTCCAGTTGCTTTCAAGGGGTTGATCGGAGCTGGTGCTTTCGTCTTAACAACAGGAGTTGTCGGCTTGCTGGTGACTTCATACTTTGCCTCCAGCTTCCCAATTTCACGCAAAGCGGAGATCACGGACATATCAGACAGTTTGCGCGCAAACTCTGGATTCTCAGCGAGGTGATATAGGATTCTTGGCCCTACCTCACTCTCTAAGATTGCATCTCGAACTTGGTCAGAGACCATCACATCCGAGGAGTCAATCATTTCCTGATAATCCGGCACTTCGCGCTTGGTGGCTTCTAGTCGCTCTTGCCAAGATTTAAGCATCTTGTCACGCGCTTCTGCCGACTTGCGTTCTGCTTCCTGAATGTCCCGCTCCCGCAATGCCTTGTCAGCAGACCACTCAGCCAACGCTTTCGCATACTCAAAAGCATCGTTGAACTGGTCGGGTGTGGGTTCTGCGGCAGGGTCAACCTGTTTAGGGACAACCTTCTGCTCTAGTTCCCGCATCCGCGTCTCCAGAGCCTCCCTTGCTTCGCGCTCTCGCTGGGCTTCTGCCCGCGCTGCTTCGCGTTGCTTGGTTAGTTCCGAAAACCGCTTCTCAAGTTTCGGGTTTTGCTTCTTTTCTTCTGTTGCTTCCGCTTTCGTTTCAGCTTCAGGTTCACTCTGCTCTTGCTCTGCTACTGGCTCAACAGGAGTTTCCTCGACTGTTGCCTCAGTAGGGGCTTCGGGTGCAGCTAAACCTAATTTTTGTGCTTGAAACTCGGCTAAATTCTCACTAGTTACTACTGTTCCTGCTTGGCGGTCTGACATGAGTTTCCTCAAGAATTAACCCGATGAACCCATCGGTAGGTTTAGTAATTGTAATTACATATTTTGTTGTGTAAAGGGGTTTGCACCCTGCTCAATATCTTGTGCCGCAAATTGAGCGTAATACTGTTGCTCCCGATTCCGTCTGTCTATTTCCGCAATCAATTTGTCGGTGTTCAAGTTGTGGATTAACAGTTCTACGATTGCGTCAATCTCGGTCTTGTTTTGGCTAGTAATGGATCGGGTGTTCTGATCGTTTACTTTTACCTCGGCCATGGTCTCGGTATTGTGAGCCTTGGCAGTAACTTCCATGAGTTTACGCCTTGTAGCTCCCTCTTCCTTAATCTGAGCGATCTGACCGCGATTGCGTATCTCCATTTGGAGGGCTTCAATCTGTTGTGCCATGGCATCCATGTTTTGCTTGGCTTGCATGATCTGCATCTGGACTTGCGGGGGGAGATCGGTTTTTTCATCAATCTGTGCCATTGGGTTCGCTGCGGCTAGTCTATCCGCAATAACATCTGCGCCTGGGAAGTCCATATTCCTAAAGACTAGATCGCCCGCGATTTGGAAGAGTTGCTCGTTATTCGCAAGAAGCGGCATCATGGCATTTACCGCTTCTAGCCTCTTGGATTGATATCCAGGGCCTGTATCCATGACCACATCGTATTCACCGATGGTCACATCGTTCAGAACCTTCTCCACACCCATTTCATCTACTTTTCGCTCATTTAGCGTGACCATTTCGGGCTGACCATCCGCGCCGATAATCCGCAGGACTCTTTCGCGGTCGTAAATCTTCGGAATCAGGTCAAGGATGATCTTTCCGGTGTGGCGAATAGATCGGGTCAGATTGTCAAAATAGTGGAAGTTGGACAGGTCAATCTGCTGCTGCTGACCCATCAAAGCCTTGCCAGAGATATTTCCCGCTGGGAGCTGGTTGGGGTCAACGATACCGACGACCGCCTGAAGGTCTTTGTTGATGCTCTCCGCAGCGGTCATAACTCCAATCGGAGGTGGTTCGGGCTGGAGTCGGGTAGGAGCGGGCGCGGGTTGTCCCTCAATGTCTTTCTGCTTGTATCTCAGGACGGCAGCGGACTTGATGTTGGCTTGCGCCCATTCGTTTTCGTGTCCCTCGTCCTGACCCTCTACGATGAGCCACTTAGCCTTAGGAGCCAGCGCGACAGATTCGGTCATGCTGGTCTGCCAGTAGTTATACATTCTCTGAGCGTCCTTGGCCATCCGCACAAGACCATATTTCTTGCGCTTGCCCTCCAGCACCAAGACTTGTCCGTAAACAGGAACAACGGGGATATATTTGCCCGCCCAAGTGCTTTCCTCTAGCACTTCCATCCCTGTGAGCTTGCACCACCGCACGACCTTCTTGTAACTCGGTCTGCGGTCTAGGATGGTGATGTTTGATAGCGCAAGGGTCTCGGGAGAGGGAAGATCGTCCTCAAACGCGCTTGTGCCGTCTGAGAGCATAACTAAAGTCTTGGGGATGCGCTCGGTGTAAAAGTATTCAGCAATCCTAATGTCTTCCTTCATCACCCAATCCGCGTCTGAGTCTCCCGCTCCGCGTTGCATGAAGTTGCCCTCTTCCGCGTCTGGATACATCTTGCGGAACTGCGCCTTGCTGATAACTGTAGTGATAAGGCAACGCTCCGCATCCGATCCATCGGGCATAACGGAGTTGGGATCCCAATAGACTGTAAATGGGTTGTCTATGGGGCGAATGTAAATCTCCTGGTCAAAGCTATCCTCCCGCGGATAGTCGGTAACGATTCGCCAGTAACCCCATCCCATCCGCACCGCAGAATCAAACGCGGTGTCGTAAGCTTGGTCTGCGTCTGAGTTGACTTCGACATGGCGAACTATGCCATTGATGATTTCCGCAAGTTTTTCGTCCGCTTGGTCATTCATCCCATGGACTTTGATGCGGGGTCGGGCTTGTCTTTGCTGGTTGGTTACCTGGCGGATGAAGGCATCGATCTTGTTGATCGTGAGGCAGGGTCTTGCCTCTAGGTTGCGGGAGTTCTGAACTTCTACTGGCCATTGCTCACCAGAGGCAAACTTGAGGTCATTAAGAGCCTCGACGCGGTTGTTGGAGTCTGCCTGGGACGCAAGGGTTAGAAACTTCTTTGCATCCTCAATTCTGGTGTCCATCTCTGACATATTTATCCCATCCAAGAAGCGGGTAAAGTGTAAGTTGGCTTTTGCGGCTTCGCCTTCTTCGGTTCATTCACCATCAGCCCGATATACCTAAATGCGTCTGCCCCGTGACTGTATTGGTCGTGAACTGGGGTCTTACTAAACATTTTAGTATCGGGGTCAACATCGTAACGATAATGACGCAGACATTGTAAACCTTCGTGGCAGTTTTCTCTATCAAAAAAGCATTTGGAGAAAATAGTCCGAGCTGCGTTGATACTGTCCGCAACGGGAGTCTTGGGGATGATCTGCACCTTGAACCCTGCCGACCGCACAATTTCTTCTATCGAGCGACCATTTCCCGCGAGGGTTTTGTTCTCCGCATCGTGAGGCAGCCAGAGCGTGTCGTAGATATAGCCAAACTTTTGCATTTCCGCGAGGTAGTGCGAAATAGTCTTCTGGTTGTCCTCAAGATAGCGAATCAGGCGAATCTCCATCCCGATAAACTGGAGGAACCAGATTGCGGTGTTGTCAGCCCAGCCCAAGTCAAACACCGCATGAACGGGCTTGATGGAGTCATACGGGACTCTAGTAAGTCTGTTCTCAAGCTCTGCCATCTTCATCTCGTTGGCAAAGACCGCACCATCTACTGTCTGGCGGCACAGACCTTCCCAGACTGTGTTGTAAGCCTCTGGATCGCGGTTCTTGAGCGAGTCTTTCTCAAACCGCAAGGTGTCGGGGAACCAGGGATTGTCATACCAGTTGATCTTTTGGATGATCGCGTTCTCTGGCGGGGAGACTATAAACCGCTGGTAGGTCTCGTCAGACTCTAGCTCAGGGTTAAATGTTATCCATATCTCCGACTTCTCTTTGCGGATCGTAGGGATGAGGATGTTCCAGCTCGTCTTAGATACAGTCTGTGCTTCCTCTACCCAGCAGATATCCACACCTTCAAAAGACTTTATGTTGGTGATGTTGTTCTTCAGGCCCGCAAAGAAGAACTCTGTCCCGTTCTGCCCACGGATAGATGCTTGGGTGATTTCGTAGAAGCCATCTAGCCCCAAAGCGATGATTTGGTCGCTCAGGAGCTTGTGGACGGAATCCTTGATCGAGGTTTGGAACTCTCGCGCACAGAGAATCCGCATGGGAGACTTTGCTCCGAGTATGAGCAAAGCCCTAGCAACCCCCCAAGACTTAGCCCCGCCTCGCCCTCCCCACAGGACTTTGTAGCGACTCTTCTCAAACAGGCACGCGAGCTTTTGGGGGAATTCAGCCCGCGCTACTGCATCACGAACTGCTTGCATTTGGGGTTACAAAAGATACTTGGATGCCCTCAATCGCGGAGCCATCAGGGTTTGCAAACTTGGTTGTGTTGGTTTCGCCCCAACCCATTTGTGCCTTTGTCCACCAGATTGCGGCAGTTGTGTCCCCGTTTATGGCCTTGTTGAAAAGAGTCTTGGCCACCTTTGCGGATGCCGTGGCTTTTCCGAGGGCCAATTCTTTTTCGTAATACTTTCTGAGCGTTTTGTCGCAGATTCCGATGAGCGCACCAATTTGGTCGTGCGGAAGCCCTAGGCCCGCAGCCTGTTCTACTTGCGCCCTAGACTTCTCTGTCGGTTCGTGGGGTGTCTGCATCTCTTTTTATTAACGGAATCATGCGACCAATTCGGCCTTCTTGCCCGTGAAATCCTCCCATCTTTTTACTATAACATCGCAATACTTTGGGTCTAGCTCCATAAGTCTGGCTTGTTTCTTAACTTTTTCACAAGCCAACATAGTGCTTCCAGAGCCACCAAAAAAATCTAACACTATTTTTTTATCAGCGTGTGATGACAAACAATATTCAATTAATTCAATTGGTTTAATTGTTGGATGAAATTTTTGAATGTCTCTTTTGCATTCAAAAACATTGGCCCCATAAAAAGGATTTCCATTATCACCCCAATACCAAATAAATTCATGGCATGGTTCATATCTGTGCATTCTGTGTTGAATTGGCTTAACCCAAACAATGCAATTTTTTGGTTCCCCCAATGATGATGTTGCTTCCAAAAACTTTTTTGCTGTTTTGGCATCGCCACAAATGTAAGCGGTGTCTACTTGAACATTGGTAATGGCATCATGAATCACTTGTGCAAACTCATCACCGTCATTCTGTATTGATTCACCATCAGATTTTTTAACATAATTAAAACCATAAGGGGGGTCTGTAAATACCATATCAGCTTTTTGACCATCCATTAATTTTTCAACCGCATCAATGCTTGTGCTATCACCGCACATCAGCCTGTGCCGACCTAGCTGGTAAATGTCTCCAGGCTTGGTCTTAGGCTCCTCTGGAACCTCTGGAACGGCATCTTCGTCTGTCAGGCCCTCGGTGGTTTCTACGGGACGCAACAGTTCGTCTAGTTCATCTTTGTCAAAACCTATTAGCTCTAGATCAAAGTCAGCGTCTAGCAGTTCGTTTAACTCTATCTTGAGCAGTTCTTCGTCCCATCCAGCGTTTAGGGCGAGCTTGTTGTCCGCAATAATTAGGGCTTTGCGCTGATTGTCTGAAAGGTGAGATAACTGTATGACTGGGACTTCTGTCATTCCCAGTTTTCTTGCGGCCATAAGCCGCCCGTGGCCCGCGATGATTCCGTTGGAAGCATCTACTAGTATCGGGTTCGTCCAGCCAAATTCCTTTATGCTTGCTGCGATCTGGGCTACTTGTGCGTCTGAATGTTGCCTAGAGTTGTTTGCATAAGGAATTAGCTCTGAAACTTTCCTTTGCTCAATTTTCACTTTTTCTTTTTCTTTTCCGCTTCCCTCTTCACCGCATAGGCAATAGCGACCGCCTGTTTTACGGGCTTGCCTGCCTTTACTTCGGTCTTGATGTTCTTCTCGAAAGCCTTTTCGGACTTACTCTTGGTGAGGGGCATGGTTGTCTCCAGACTGTTCGTCTACTTCGGGTTTGTCCGCAAGAAGTCTTTGATATTCACCGACGATTCCAGCGATCTGTAACAGAGCGGTCTCATGTTGCCTCGCAAGATCACGCAGCTCTGCGACCCTTTTTTCCATCTGCTCGTGTGTCATTTTTTCTTTGCCGTCTTTGCTGAGTCTTTGAAAGCCTGGGCAGTAGGAGCACCCTTCTCCCCAGGTTTTCTCATACGCTCGGGGGTCTTGCCCGCAGCCTTCTCTGCCTTAATCCGCTCCTGCTTGGCATGGATGTTTGCGTATAGACCCTTAGCCATTAGGGAGCTCCGTGGATGATTGCAAAGTTGATTACAACCGCTTCGGACAGATTACCGCCCGTCAGGTTCCGCAAAGTGATGTCAGCAGAACCAGCAGTCATGCTCGAAATGTAGGTGGTGTAAGCCGCCGCAGTTCCACCGCCACTAACATTGACGATAATTGCATCGTTGGCAGAGATGAGACTGTTGGTCAGAGTAAATGTAGCCGCAGTATTAGCGTTGAGGGCGACTCCGCTCATTGTGATGCGACCAGCGGATTTATTCAGAGTCACACCCGTGGACTTGCTGGTAGCCTGAGTAACAGTTCCTTGGGCCGCAGCGGTGTAACCAATTTCTTGTGTGCAGTAAATAGTCGTGCCGACAACAGTCGAGGGTGTGACCGATCCGATGGGGGAACCATCTACTTGGCCGCTGACGATTGCTTGGTCTGCGTAAGCTACTCCGATTGCTTGGGTATTTGTTGCCATGATTTTCCTTTAACAGTTCCAGTTTTTGAGAGATGCTTTGGCCCGTTCCGCAGGGCCTTTAGCGTTCTTTACAACACCTTCCATTCGCGCACAAAAAGACTTCTTCCTTGCCGCATCCTTCTCCGTCTTCGGGTTTGGGGCTGGCGGCTTTAGGTTGGAGCCATTCTTAGCATTATATTCCGCACGACCCTTTGCGGTCATCCCCGCGCCCTTTTCGGTGGGGTTGTAGGTTTTACCTTTTCCGGTGGTTTTATGCGGAATGGGCTTGTCGTGCTTCTTCATGTGGTTCCTCTACAAAACAGACATCTTTCCAAGACATGACATTGTAGGTAATGCCATCTTCTTCATACTCTAAATAAGACAGG